TGCCTTGCTCCACCCAACGTGGAACACTCTTTGGGTGTAAATCTCCCAATTTCTTCTCATACCCTTGAACATTTAAGTTTAGGTCTCCTTCTGAAATCTCATACTGGGGGAAATCATCAATAGTGAAACCAATAGCAACACACATTTTAGGGGCACCAGCTTGGTGTAAACCAGCCAAAATAGGGCCTTGTGGAGATTTTATTATCAAAATTGAACCACTATCTCCACTTACAGTGTCCTCCCCTTTTGGCACACTTAGGTAACCATGTGCAGTTTCACAACCGGTAAAACTCACTGAATTATGAGTTTTCAAATTGGAAACTTCTTTAAATTCAATACTTCCATTTTTAGTTCGTGAAACATAAATTCCTTCATGCACTCCCACAATTGCTTTTTCGGGCACATACTTTAACATATCTCTGCCAGGGGGACAACATAATAGCTCAAGAATCACTAAATCTGTATTTCTAATTTGCTTGTACATAGATGGATCCAAACGGCATGAAATATTATTGTTAACCCCAATAGCATTACTCCTAATTAAATCTAGCCAAATTTCATCAGTGTAATTTATCTTGGATACATTATGGTAATTCGTAATCCAAATATTACCAGTCACATTGAAAGCTTGTCCATCACTCACGCGATTTTGAGTCTTATTAGTGACTCTAAATAATGCTGTATTCCTAGCAACAATATTCTTAAATTGATTTATATCACTAATAGATTTTGATGACTCTGGGACATCCGCTGGTACTAATTCAATTGTTTTATTATACCAAACATTTTCTTGCTCATTCTTCTCATATACTGGAGTGCTACTATTTAAACTATCATTAGTGTTACCTTGCATTCTAAGTTTAGATTTACTTAACTGTTTAACGAGAAGGGTCAAAGTGCTTAAAATGGCTACTATGGTAGCGCCTTTCTTCCAGTTAATGATATTTAGCGAACTCACTATCTTCTCAGTTGTTAAAGCGCAAATATATGTCCTTATTTTAGTTAAAATTATGGTTTTAACATGCGATGGCTTGAAACGATAAGCATTCATTAAGAAAAATGGTACTAAACTTACCAATGTAAATAAGTAAGCTAAAAAATCCAAACTACGTTGGTGTGTAATATGCTGCACATTAGATTGCAATTCAAGACAATTGCACCTGGATACTACATTAAAACACTCCTTACAGACCTTTGTTTCACGAATAATATCCAGTGAATGGCTAATTTTTGTTTGAGTCTCTTGGTGTTCTTTTG